AAATCAACAGACTAATAGACTAACAAAGGAGAATCTATGGAAAGTCAAGTAGCAAAGAAAGCTGATGCAGGTGCATTAGCAACAATAAATCTCAGAGCAGACTCTGGTAAAGGAGCTGAAGAGATTAGATCAGATGACGTATCAACACCAATTCTGAAAATCTTACATCAGCTATCACCTGAATGTAATGAGAGAGACGCCAAGCATGTAGAAGGAGCTAAACCTGGTATGATTTATGCATCAGGGTTTGGTAAACTTATAAGTGGGGAAGAGGGATTAGATGTAATAATTGCTCACTCACAAACTAGGTATCCTGAATGGCAGGAGAGAGGCGATAGTGCTTCTGCTCCAGTAGGAACTCACTTAGAGATTCCAGCCGATGCTGTGGAAGAAAAAAATGGAAGATATAGATTACCAAATGGTAACTATGTTGAGAAGACTGCATACTTCTATGCACTAGCAATAGTGGATGGTGAGTTAAAACCTGCAGTGATCCCAATGAGATCTTCTAATTTATCTCCGGCGAGGGAGTTAAATAACCTTATCAAGAATCTTAGATTCACAGATGATGTAGGTTCATTTAATCCTGCAAGTTACTCAGCTATTTATAAATTAAATACTGTGGGTAAGACTGCAGGTAGTAAAAGCTGGCATGTCTACAAACCATCAAGACAAAAAAATCTTGATGTAAGTAACAAAGATGATGCATCTATGTATGAGATAGCAGCACAACTTCAGAAACAAGTTTCTAAAGGTAGTGCTAAACCTAAATATGATGCTAGTCAAAAAAAACAAGACATAGTATAGTAAAGTGTTATAACAGAGGCGCCGAAGGGAGACTGGAGGCGCCTTAAATTTATGAAAGAATTTAGAAAATATTTTGGTGGACTAGAAAGAGACTTTGGTTTCTGTAATGTTAACAATGGTTATCATGATCCACAAACAAACAAATTAAAATTTGATCCAGGCGATTATGGCTGGTCTAAAAGAAATATATCTGACCAAGATTATCAAGATCATTTAGATGGTAAACGTGCAATAGGTATACAAGCATGTGATGATACCGGTATGGCTAGCTTTGGTGCAATCGATATTGATCCTTCAGATTATTCTAGTTTTGATATTGGACATTACTTAAAAGTAATTCAAGAAAAACAACTACCTGTCATTCCTATCAAATCAAAAAGTAATGGTCTTCACATTTATGTATTTACAGCAGAGAAAGTACCTTCAACTTTAATTAGAGAATTTTTACAGAACTTACTATTTTTATTTGGACTACCATCAAAGACAGAAATTTTTCCAAAACAAACACAGCTAGGTATGAACCAAGATAACGTAAGAACTTCTGGATCATTTATTAACTTACCTTATTTTAAAAAGACAGAACGTAAAGCATTGTTACCTGATGGAAGAGAATTAGAGTTTGAAGATTTTTTAAATGTAGCTAAAGATAATCTTCAAACAAAAGAATCATTAAGAGAAGTTTCTAATAAAAAAGTAAAAGAAATATTAACAGGTGGTCCTAATGATTTACAAGATGGCCCACCATGTTTACAGATGATATGCAAACAGATTCAGGAATCAGGGAAAAAATTAGAAGATGAAAGAGATAGATTTTTGTTTAACTTTATGGTGTTTACTAAAAAGAAACACAAAGATAATTGGAAAGAAAAATTATTAGATGCTGCCAGAGATTTTATTAAATACGATCAAATATGGGGCGATGAAAAAGTAAAAGAAAAAATAAAAAGTTGGGACAAAGATACTGCTGGTCACACTTGTCATGACTTACCTATCTCTTCTTATTGTGCAAAGGGAACTTGTTTGCGTAGAAAGTTTGGTATTGGTAGTCACCAAGAAAGCAGTTGGCCTCAGATATCAGGTTTAATTAGAATAGTTTACAAACCTGATCCAGAATATTTTTTCAATGTAGATTTATCTGACAGTAAAGTGGTGCAGATTCATGCTAAACATATAAAAAAGATAATAGAAATGAAAGAAATGAGAGCGCTTGTAGCAGACCAAACTTCAATAGTGCCTCCAATCATAAAGAATAATGAGTATCAAGTAATCCTGGACGCTCTATGGGCCACTAAACAGGATATTAAACCACCTGCAGGGACTAATCCTATTGAAATGTTGAAGAAATACTTAGAAGATTATGTCAATGGACCAGAGGCTAAGACCTATGCTTCATTTAAAAGCGGAGCTGTACTTAAAGATGAAGAGTTTTATTTCTTTGATTATGATAAATTTTATGAAGAGATAAGAAGAAATGAATGGACTAAAGATAGACCTAGAACAGCAACTTTAATTAAAACTTACTTCAAAGGGGAGTTTGGTTTTCAAAAAAGATTTCCAAAGGGGGAAAATGAAAAATCATTTCCGGCAGTTAGGTGTTTAAAAATGCCAGCAGTTGATTTAACAAAAGAAGAAATACCAGATGAAAAAATAAAAATAGAAGATAAGGAGAATATAGTATGACGAAGAAAGTACCTAGTGTATTTATATGTATGCCTACCTATGACACCATGCACGTAGCAACATGTTTATCATTAATAAAATTAATGGATACGTTTACAAAAGCAAATATTAAATCAACAATAAGCACTTTTAAATGTCCTTATGTTGGTTATGGAAGAAATGTTTTAACAGCAATGTTTTTAGAATCAGGTTATGACTATCAATTGTTTATAGATTCTGATGTAGAATTTGATCCTAAAGTTGTAGGCAGGATGATTGTAGCTAACAAAGATATGATCTGCACACCTTACAGAAAGAAGACACTTGATAATTCAGTAAAATATTCTGTAGCGTTTCCTGATTCAACAGATATTCAAATAGATAAAAAAGGATTAACTGAACTTAGAGCAGGACCAGCAGGTTTGACTTTGATAAGTAAAAAAGTTTATGGAAAACTGATGAAAGATCACCCTGAATTAAAAATAAAACAAAAAGAAATTATATCTGAAGAAGCCAATAAATATTTTTATAATTTTTGGGATACTGTTTTTGATAAAAAATCTGGTTATTGGTGGGGAGAAGATATACATTTTTCTAATTTAGCAAGGAATGCAGGTTTTGCATTTTATGCTGTGGTAGATGGTGAAACAACACATCATGGTAATTTTGGATTTACAGGTAGACTAACAGATATATTTAAAACACCTGATGAAAAAGCCAATTAAAATATATGGACCACCAGGTACAGGTAAAACCTTTAGATTAATACGTAGAGTCAAAGCGTATGTAAGAACAGGTACACCTTATCACAAGATAGGTTACTTTGCTTTTACAAAGAAAGCTGCGAGCGAAGCTAGGAAAAGAATCGATGTAAACGAAAAACAAGTTCCTTACTTTCAAACTCTTCATGCATTTTGTTTTCATTTATTAAATCTAAATGAAAGTAATATTATTCAACCACATCACTACGAAGCATTAGGAAAGTTATTAAACGTTCGTGTAAGTTTTAATGATAAGTATAATGAAGAACAAACACATTTCTTAACTTGCAACAATCCATATTTTCAAATGATTGGTAAAGCCATTAACAAAGACATTGGTATTAAAGAAGAGTATGATCTTAATGAACATGATAGAAAAGATATAGATTGGCATACTTTAAATCACATCTATATAAATCTGCAAGAGTATAAAAAGAAAATGCACCTGTTAGATTTTAATGATCTAATTAAAAAAGTTATTAATTCAACAAATATTCCTAAGTTCAAAGCTATTTTTATTGATGAAGCTCAAGATTTATCTCCATTACAATGGCAACTATATGATAAACTAAAAGAAAATTGTGAGGACATGTATCTTGCTGGCGATGATGATCAAGCTATCTTTGCTTGGGCTGGTGCTGATGTAAATAGATTTATTAAAGAACCTGCCAATGAAAAAGTTTTAAGATATTCTAGAAGAGTATCTAAAGCTGTACAGGAACAGTCTGAAATAGCAGTGAGTCGTATAGCAGGCATCAGGAAACACAAAGAATACTTGCCGCGAGCGCAAGAAGGTCTTGCGTCTCACATCAATAATTTAGGACAAGTTGATCTGTCCAAAGGCAAATGGTTAATCCTTACCAGGACTAAAAGTAATTTGTTAGACATCATGAAAGAACTTAAAAGTAAAAATATTTATTATCAAAGTAACAAAGGTAAAAGTTTCAACGTAGGTATTTACAATGGCGCCATGGCTTATACTAAATGGGTAAGAGAAGGTAAGCTAGAAGAGAAAGAAATAAATGACGTGGTAGAATATATTCCCAATGGCAATTGGGATCCTGAAAAAAAATGGCACGAAATCTTCGTAGCTGATCAGAAAGAAATACTTTATATCCGGAATATAATTTCTGGGGGTGAAAAACTTTATGAAAATGCAAGGGTATGGGTATCAACAATACATGCAGCAAAAGGTGGTGAAGAGGATAATGTAATACTATCTTTACACCAGGGTAGTAAAGTTCAAAAAAGTATTCGTCTAAGTATTGACAAACAAGATGAAGAGAATAGAGTGTGGTATGTCGGCATTACGAGGGCAAGAAATAATCTATATAAACTGAAAGCTAAAAAGAAAATAAAGGAGTATCAACTATGACAAACAAAGATATATTTGAAGAAGCATTTCCACAATATACTCAGGTAGGTGGAAATCACTATACAAAGTTTCCCATTCAACCTTATGAGTTCATTTCTAAAAATGATTTATCATTTTTCCAAGGCAACGTTGTGAAGTACGTTTGTCGTTACCAGAGAAAAGGTGGAGTAGAGGATCTTAAAAAGATTGTACACTACTGTCAATTAGAAATGTTGAAAATGAGTGACATAAAAAAGAAAAAATAATGGCTAACAAAAATTTTTTTAAAAAAAATATTACTGTAAACAAACATGAATTTCGTTTAGAAGTTTACCCTGCTTTAGTTGATTGGGAAATATTTCCACATAGTTATGAAGCTTCTTTATATGCATTTAGTAACAAAGAAAAATTAAATAAAATAGTAGCAAAAAAATACGTATTAGAAAAATGAAGGTACCTAAATACTTAACACAAACTGAATGGGTTCAGCCTACAGAGTATCCTGATCTAAGAGATTATGATGAGATTGCAATTGACTTAGAGACAAGAGATCCAGATTTAAAATCAAGAGGATCCGGTGCAGTGATTGGTAATGGTGAAGTGGTAGGTATTGCAGTCGCTACGTTTAATGAAAAATGGTATTTTCCTATTGCACATGGTGAAGGACCAAACATGGATCGCACAAAAACTTTAGAATGGTTTAAAGATATTTGTGAATGCCCAGCTACAAAAATATTTCATAACGCAATGTACGACGTATGTTGGATACGTAATTTAGGTATAAAAATCAATGGTTTAATCGTAGATACTATGATTGCATGTTCTGTTTTAGATGAAAATAGATTTGCATACACATTAAATGCATTGTCTTGGTTTTATTTAAGAGAAGGCAAAAATGAAAAAGCTTTGAATGAAGCAGCCAAGTCTAGAGGACTTGATCCTAAAGCAGAAATGTGGAAGCTGCCCGCAAGTGAAGTAGGAGCTTATGCTGAAAAAGATGCTGAGTTAACTTTTAAACTTTGGCAGCATGTAAAAAAATTTTTAGTAGAAGAAGATTGCCAAGATGTATTTAATTTGGAAACTGATCTCTTTCCTTGTCTGGTTGATATGCGATTTCTTGGGGTGAGAGTCGACGCTCAAAGAGCTCATACACTGAAGCGCGAACTAACAACAAAAGAAGAAAGATTAATCCACCAAATAAAAATAGAAACAGGAGTAGAAACTCAAATATGGGCTGCACGTAGCATACAAAAAGTTTTTGAACATTTAAAATTACCTTTCGATAAAACTGAAAAAACTGGTGCACCTTCATTTACAAAAAATTTCCTTTCTAATCATGAACATCCTGTAATTAAAATGATAGCAGAAGCTAGAAAAATAAACAAGGTTAATACAACTTTTATTGACACAATTTTAAGACACGAACACAAAGGTAGAATTCATGCGGAGATAAATCAAATTAGATCTGACGATGGTGGAACGGTAACTGGAAGATTTTCATATTCTAATCCAAACCTACAACAAATACCATCTAAAGATCCTGAAACTGGCCCACTAATAAGAAGTTTATTCTTACCTGAAGAGGGTTGCAAGTGGGGTACATTTGACTACTCGCAACAGGAACCAAGATTAGTTACAGAGTATGCATTAAGATTTGGTTTAGCTTCTGTAAATAAAATTGCAGATGCTTATGACACTGACCCGAAGGCAGACTTTCACCAGGTTGTAGCAGACATGGCAAAGATTCCAAGATCGCAGGCTAAAGTAATTAACTTAGGATTATTTTATGGCATGGGTAAAGCTAAACTTGAAGCAGAGTTAGGTGTAAGTAAAGACAAAGCTAAACAGTTGTTTGATACTTACCATGCAAAGGTACCTTTCGTAAAACAATTGACAAATGAATTAATGAGAGCTGCACAAGAGCAAGGTAAAATAAAAACTATTTTAAATAGAAAATGTAGATTTCCAAAATACGAACCTATTTTGAAAGGAAGTGACTGGGGTAGATTTGTGCCAGCACAAGATCATGAAAGAATGTTGGAACTTCAAAAGATGGGACCACATTTAAAAGATGAAGAGGACGAATTTATTATAGACAAAGATGGTAACAAACAAAAAAATTACTGGCATGAGAATGGTCATCGTAGAGCTTTTACTTACAAAGCATTAAATAAATTAATACAAGGTTCTGCTGCAGACATGACAAAGAAAGCTATGTTAAATCTATATAAAGAAGGTATTATACCACATATACAGATACATGATGAACTTGATATATCTATTAATTCAAAAGAACAGTCTGATAAAATTATTGAAATTATGGAAACATCAATTGACATGCAAATTAATAATAAAGTAGACTATGAATCAGGCCCTAATTGGGGTGAAATAAAATGATAAATTATGGCTTACTTAAATGCTAATATTCCTGTACAATACGCACAAATAAAAAAGGAGTATTTATATGACCTTAAAAAACATCATGGAGAAGTTGAAGACTGCATTATCTTTGGTCTTAGCTCTTTGGGGGGTCGTGCTATCTTATGGCACGCACTTATGGAAAATGGCGCAATCTTTTATCGCCTCCCTCTTAGTGCTTTTATTCAACGCGGTTTCAAAATCGAAGACGTACCAAAAAGAAGACTTGACGAATTGGAGCTTTGGAATTCTTTCAGTTATTATCCTGCTGTTACTAGTTGGAATATTTTAACAGCCTCATCTGGAAAATACATAGGTAAAGACAAGAAATGGCATCAGGGTAAATATTTATTTACTGTTGACTGGGCTCATCCAGAGGGTAATATAATAGATTCTGATCATTCAGAAATACCACACGAACACAAGTGTGCACACATAATAGCCTTGAATGATGGCAATTATGCAGCCCAACCCAATAACAGATGCGTTTGGGATCTGCCTTCTTTCACAGTAAAGGACAACATTCCTGACTGGAAAGTACAGACCAGTGAGTGGAATGTAGAAGACACTGGGGCATGGAAGACTGAAGATACTGATAATTTTTTTTACGAGATTGAGGAGAAGAAACATGATTAAACAACCGCAAGCAAAAATGTGTGAGCTTTGTAACCACAAAATTAGCCATCATATACATGAAGGTATTAACAAATGTGCTCACTGTGATTGCAGTTTGAGTCCGGCACCAAGAAACAATTGGTGGAATAGAGTTATTAACTGGTTAACGTAGTGAATGTCTTTGATATACTTAAAAAAAACGTTGTTATCGTACCTGTAGTAGCATCAGTTTTAGTGGGTACTTTTACAGGAGTTAAGTATATTGTAGATTTAACAGAAACTATTAATAAAAATCAAACGGACATAACAGAAATAAATGATACTCATCTACTTAATTTTAAAACCTATATTGGACAGTTGAATACTAATCAAAACGAACTATTATTGATGATTGAAAAAGACAAAGGTAATAGAATTGTAGCAGATGAAAAAATGGATAGAATGGAAGAAAAAATTAAACAATTGGAAATAGATTTTAAAAATTTTTTAATAGAGAGAAGTAACTAATGGAGTGTAATAGGATGAATTATTATTTTACAGGTAGTTTAGTTATTGCATTTATTTTATTAACAATGTTAGTAGCGCCATTATGAAGATATCTGAAAACACATCTGTAAGCATGCCAGTCAAGAATATGCTTATGATAATCGCCGGTGTCGTAGCTGGTGTGTTTGCATACACAGAGATTATGGAAAGACTGACATCTCTTGAAACATCAAGAGAACTATTCCAGGCAGACTTACTTAAAAAGTCAGAGCAGTTACCAACAGACCAGGAACAATACATGTTGATAGAAGATTTATACAAGACAACAGAGAAGTTAGAGATAACTCAGGAACAAAATATGACTAACAAAGTTAATATAGAATTTTTAAAAGCACAACTAGAAAAAACATTAAAAGATGTTGAAAATTTAAAAGATAAAGTGAGAGCAAATGGAAACGGTCATCAGTAGTGTTGTTGCATTATGTATGTTTATAGCAGGGGAACTTACAGAACATAGAATTCAACCTGCAATGAGTGACTGCCTAAAAGGAAAGAGGGTTGCGGAACGTACAGCAAATGATAATATTGAATACAAATGCGGGAAAGTAAAAGTTGAATTAGAAGAAAACATAGACGGATCTAAAGCAATCAAAAAAATTATAGAATGAATTTAAGCAGAAATTTTTCTCTTCAAGAATTAACCAAGTCAGACACAGCTATACGTAAGGGTATTGACAACGAACCTAACGCTGATCAAATAGATAAATTAAAAATGCTTTGTGAAAATATTTTACAGCCGGTACGTGATCAATTTGGTAGAGTTAAAGTTACCAGCGGCTATCGTTCACCAGAACTTTGCGCTGCTATCGGCAGCTCAGTAAATTCACAGCATGCAAAAGCTGAGGCCGTTGATTTCGAATGTCTTGGAGTTGACAACGCTGAAGTAGCTGATTGGATAAAACAAAATTTAGAGACAGATCAATTGATCCTCGAGTACTACACGCCCGGCGAACCTAACTCAGGATGGATCCACGCAAGTTACATACCTTTTAATCCTAGACATCAATACATGCGAGCTTATAGAGAAGAAAAGAAAACTAAATACAAACCAATTATTGGAAAGGCGGTCGATCTTGTCTAACAAATTTAAAACATTTAATAATATAGACACTGTTCATGGTATTTGTGAAGAGTGTGAAGAAGATACTATTCTAGTAGCAATAGTGTCAGAATATTATAGATGCACTAATTGTGGCAGCGATACTAGACAACACATTAATGGTAGTATAAGATATTTAAAGTTAAGTGAAAGAGATAAAGAATTTATAAAACAAAAAAATGGCTAAACAAAGTTTTAAATATTATACCCCACGTGACAAACCTAAAAAGAGGGGACCTCGCCAACATAAAAAAAATAAAAATAAAAACGAAAAACGTCAACAAAAACAATTAAGATACAAAGGCCAAGGTTAAACCGGTTCGCTTTCTGTATTATCTGTTTTCTCACAAATAAACTTAGGATATAATTCAGCGACGTTTACTATATCTGGAGGGAAATGTTCCCCATCAAATAATATAGAATAAGATTCTCCTAAACCTTTTTGTACACATTCATAATGTGTTTTGTAGAATCTATCATAATCATGATCTTGAACTGGCACCTCCGCACAGTTATTATTGACCACAGAACATATGTAAATAGTTAAAAAAAATTTCATTGACAACCTTGTAAATAAATATAATAATCCTATATGATTATATATAACTATGAAAGGATATACTAATGACGGATATAAGTAAATATAAAAGTCTCGCAGTTTCACATGATTGCTACGAGAAAATAGGACAAATAGCTGAGAATCTGGCACCAGGGGTCACTCTAAGTAGAGCGCAAACTGTAAAAATACTAGTTGACGAGAAAGCAAAAAAATTAAATGGAAGACTAGCACAGCCTAAGAAAACAAGAAAAAAAAGAAACAGATCAAGTAGATCAAAAAGAAAATAAATGGAGAACTTAAGTATAAAAGCTCTTAATGTCTCAGGTGAAACAAATGATCCTGTTAAGTCTTTATGGAGAAACGTATTGATCGTTGCTCTTGAAGATGCAATCGGTAAAGGTTTTAAATCTTACGGAATGTCTGATAGAAATTATTCTGATTCATCTCGTAGATGGTTTACTGATCCTAACGCAGATTTTAAGGCGGTGTGTACGTTTGCCGGCTTTGATCATGAATACATAAGAATGAAAGCAAAACAATACTTTAGAAAGGAACACAATGGCAGAAATGAGAGATGAACACTTTGAAGTAATAAGTGAAAACAAAGCACGGGCTTATGAAGAACAAAAATCTATGCGTAAAGAATTAATTGATTTTATCATGGATTGTAATGCATTTAACATGCAAGAGCTTCACTCAGAAATGAAAAGAATGAAGAGGATGAAAAAATGAAAAAAGTAATTATTGAAGCTTTGGAAGCTCGCTACAATGCACAAACTGCAGAAGCTGAGGCAACAATAAAAATATACCTAGAGAATTCTGTAGGTATTGGTGAGCACCCGCAACATCTTGACGAGGTTGATAAACAAGTACAAAAGATAGCCGACGCTCAAGAAAAGTTACAAGTGTTACAGGGTTATAAATTATGATTAGAGGAGATAGCTCAGACTATGAATTACTTGAAAAATGGACTAAAGACTTTGATTGCCAAGGTTATAAATCATGTGAGATCGGAGTTCGTGAGGGACTTGGGTCTAAGATTATTATGGACAACGTCATTAATAATTATATCCATGTGGGTGTTGATCCTTACGGTAATTTAAAATACCAACACTATGATAAGGGCCCTGCATACACTGCAGATTATACAGATCAAATGCGAGATACGATGCTAAAAGATTTTTATTCTTATAGAAATGAAGGCAGGTTTACTTTGTGTAACATGACTGACACCGAATTTATGAATGAGTCTAAACATAGTGAGTCTAAGTTTTCATTTGTACATTTTGATGGTCCTCATATGTCTAAAGACGTGATGACAGAGGCTATCTGGTTTGCAAATAGATCCGCCTCGCACACTAGATTTGTGTTTGATGATCATAAAAAATATGAAATGAGTATTATTGCTCATGCTTTAACACTATATGATTTTAAAACAGTGGGGATGGGAGATAATAAATGTTTGTTGGAGAAAAAACAGTAGTGGTGTTGATGTTATTAACTTTAATGGTGGTGGTGACTATATGATACCTGATACGGACAAAGCATATATCGCCGGCCTTTTTGATGGTGAGGGTTCAGTTACTTTTACACGCAGGTTAGAAAAAAGAAAAAAACATAATAATAAACCTGGGTACAGAACTACAAATACTATGCGTATTAGAATGGAAATATCTATGACAGATCAAAGCGTTTTAATATGGCTTCATGAAGTCTTAGGTGTTGGTACATTAAGACCTAAAAAAGTTCCAAATAAAAAAAGAGTTGATGGCACGCCTTATAAACCGCAATGGAGATGGGCCTGCACATTTCGTGATGCATTCTATGTATCTTGTTTGTTATGGCCCTGGGCACATACCAAACTACCAAAAATTCAACAGATAATTGAATACTACACAACTGAAGGACGTGAGAACGTTGTAGATCTAACAGAGTATAAAGCAGCAAAGGAGCTAGGAATAACATGATGAACGATAAAGATATAAAAGAATTCCATAACATTGGGCACGAAATTACATGGAATAAAAAATATAACTACAAAGATCCTGTAAGGGTAGATGGACCAGATGGACGTAAGTATTCTGTTAACAATGAAAAACTTCCATCAGTAACAACTATTTTAGGCAAAACTCGAACAGCCGAAAAAGAAGCAAACCTGGCTAAATGGAGGCAAAAAGTTGGCGAAATTGAGGCAGACAAGATTAGAGATAACGCAGCCGCACGTGGTACGATTATGCATAGAATCTTAGAAGGATATCTAAAAGGCGAAGGCCATATGGATATGAGTGACCTGGGCCAAGAGGCCGGCGTCATGGCTCAAAACTTGATTGATAGTGGCTTTAAAGACTCTATTGATGAGGTGTGGGGTATGGAAATGATGATGTACTATCCTGGCCTGTATGCGGGAGCGTGCGATATCGCGGGCGTCTATGAAGGTAAGGAAGCTATAATGGACTTTAAACAATCGAATAAATGGAAAAAGCGTGAGTGGATTGACGACTATTTTATTCAAACTGCGGCTTATGCTGTGGCTCACAACTATGTATATGGATCTAATATAAATTCTGGAGTGATTTTAATTAGCGTTAAGGATGGTCCTATTCTTAAATACGTGTCAACTGGTAAGGAATTTCAAGGCTTTATGTTCGAATGGCTTAGAAGAGTGGATAAATACTATAAAGACAGGCCTCAGGCACCAGGGCCCATAGTACTGTAGATTTGAAAATGAATAAGAATATTTTTTTCAGCGTGGAGAAGGTGTTACAATGTGACAATAGCTTTAAACTATTGATACTATTGAATAAAGTGTTGTTACAATCTTGTTTCAAGCTGTTTCAGGCTGCTACAATGCTTGATTTCCCTGCGCGAAGAAACCTTTTAAACCCTTTGAAAAAACTTGTTTTTCAAAATAAAAACTCTATGGTTGAGCTATGCCTAAAAAGAAATCTAGAAGTATAAATAACTATGTGAAACCTAAAACTGTTAAGGTGGCGGTTCCCTTTCCATACAAGCGAGTAAGAATCGATTGGATTGACATTATCACAGAAGGCGGCTGGGGCAGCGAGCGTGAGTTTAAAAATATGAAACTTGCTACACCTGTAAGTGAAGGCTGGCTTTTTAGTAAAGACAAAGAAACGGTAAGAATTTTTGCCGGCTATGATATAGAAGATGATGGATCGATTGCTTTTAGTGAACGTTCCGTTTTCCCGACTTCTTGTGTAAAGAAGATAACGAAGATTCACTAGATGGTTTTGACTCTTGGCTGGTTTTTGGTTTGGATTTTACTTGGTCTTTTATTTCTTCAAATGAAACATCTTCTAAAATGGGTGAGTAGTCATCGATTATTGTTTTCATTCTTAATTCTAGTTCTTCTGTTGTTAAGTCTTCTAATTTACCAGTACGAATTATCTTTTGTTCAATATATAAACCTGCTGCTTTTCCACGAGCAACTTCAGCATTAATTGCAGCTGACCAAGCTCCCTTATTTCTAGAATCTTCTCTTAATTTTGCTAGCTCTGAAATATGTCTATCATAAGTAACTTCATATTTCTTTTGCCATTCTTCACGTAGCTCACCAATATATTTTACAACCAAAGGATATAATTTTGGATTTTGTAATTTGCTGGCGTATTGCCTTGCGAATTCTTTTTCAAAACCTGCATCGACTGCGCATTCAGTTGCAGTCTTTCTGCCTTCATTTGTTACTACTTCGTGAGCAAACTTCATTTGCTTTTCTGTTAATTTTTTTGGTACACCCATGTTTGACTTTTAATACAACTTAAATTATAAATCAACCCATGTTTACTGGAAAGTTATTAAAGCAAGTCGTAGATAAATTCACTGCTTCCCCTGTTGCTCAAGAGGCTAGGGTGCAAGTTGTATTACCTAATGGAGAATTTTATGACATCAATGGTGTAAAACTATTGCAAAATAAAATAATAGGAGTAAGAGAAACTCATCGATTGGTATTTACAATTACCCCTGAACAGTGGAAAATGGGCAAAGTCATTAAGAAACTGTAGTATTAAAAATGCCACTTAAACCCGAACGGAAATTATGGCATGAACTTAAGAAATCTACACCTAAAATATCGTGGACAAGGATTGAAAATACTAGCTCTTTTGGTACTCCCGATCTATTGGGCTATAATTCTAATAGGCACTTTTTTACACTGGAATTAAAAGCTACAAAAGCAAACAAGATACGCTTCTCTCCTCATCAATATTCGTTTCACGTGAAACATCCACACAATACATTTATCCTGGTTAAGGCCCTCTCCCTTAACCTTGTAAAACTTTATGAGGGGAAGGATATTATGAAGCTTGACGCTTGTGGCTTGAAGCTTGAACCTTGCTGCTTGGGGCTTGAGGCTTGCGCCTTGCATCTGGACCAGCTTGGAGCTCGTGACTTGTAGCTTGCAGCTTGAAGCTTGAGGCCCGGACCAGGTGCACGCTCGCACCCACCGTCGTGAGCTCTTAAGCTAATGACCTGATCCAGTATTCCACGCGGGAATTTTGTTTTAGTGTTTACCATAACTAATATTTTTAATGTCTTTATTCCAACATGCCCTGCAATCTAAACACTGGCCGCCCTGAGTTGGCGCCGGGCAGCTGGGGTTTCCATCTGTCACCACCGTTGAAGAGTGGGACCAGGCGTTGCCCGGGTTGCCATCAACTTTTGCAGCGGATAATCTTATAATTAAATTTTCTGGAACATCTTCAGGGGCTGGCAGGTACTGCCGCTCTTGTGTTGGCAGCCAGTGCTTCGTGTCAGGTGTAAGTTTGCATATCTCTATAATTTTTTGCATATGCTCTTTTGATTGAAGGTCGCCGGCGTCATGCCATCTAAACCATTTTTGGCGTTTGATTTGTGTTACCATTGCATCGACCCATTGCGGGTGATTGATAGCGTCCAGTCTTCGATACTGGGCCTCCCTGATTGCTGGGTAACGTGTATAATTATTTTTCATGGCGTAACAACCAAAGCACGGGCTGGTTGGAATTTTCCTGAGCTTGGCGCCAGTCTGGCAAGCCCACGCTGGCAGGCTGTAACTCAGGCCAGGCATCTTAGAGGTTCTTGTTAATGAGTCTGTAATCTTTTTTGCTTCTTTTACTAACATAATTATCTCCTTTATTATCCTATACTATAGATCTTTTACTTTGTCAAGCTTGAAGCTTGCGGCTTGAAGCTTGCGGCTTGAGCCTTCAATCATATACCAGCTGCGCCATCCTGGCCAAGGAACTTTGGCGCTGCTGGTCCTAGTACTTCGTTGCTACCTTGCGGTCATCGCTAACGTACAGGGAAATGCCAGGGGCAGATTTGGACGCCTTCTCTAGGTCAAATTATTAGCAGGACCCCAGGTTGTGTTTATGATTGCATGCATCAAACACTAGTCGGGTCCAGCAAATAATGATCAGTCACTATGCTACGCGGGGGGTTGACGGCCATGTGTTCAGTCAACTTTCGGGAGCTCCTTTACCGCCCACCGTGTTATAGTGTTTATCTCCACAGTCAATAATGACTGATCCCAGATCCAATGGCGTGGGCTTTACGTCCTACTTTGCCACATTGGATCTGGGATCAGTAGCACCCAATGGCTATCTTCCAGGATGCTATCAATCTCGTTATTTTGAGTTTTTTAATTCCGTAAATAACAAAAGGGAATAATTAATATATAATCCTTGACTATCCTATTGTCAAGGTATAAAACAAATTAAATTAATTAAATATAGAAAGGTCTAAAATGACAAAAATCAGAATGAATACAGAGTTAAGAAACAAACTCTTTAACAAGATCAAACACACGTTTGAGAATGAGGACACACAAGAACGAGAGGCATTTCTTCAAGCAAGAGAACAAGTTGATAGTACATACGAGGGTGCAAGTATTCTCGCAAAAGAAGTTGTATCAAGAGCATATCCACCAGAAGATGTTTCTGTTCTTAGAACTTTCAAAAAGAAATATGGAAGTCCTTGTGATGTTGTAGCAAAAGATAAATGCTTTTACTTTGCTCATAGTGAGGACAAAGATGAGGACGGAGATACAACAGAAACTAAATCTCATTTTGATTTTGGTTTGTTTGGTAATCTAAATGGTAGCGAGTACCATAGTGAAGATGGAAAGAAATTTGCGTTTGCATATTTTAGAGAAGATTTAAAAGCTATGGATTGCAACCCAGATATCTTTGCACAACAAAAAGAAAACAAAGATAACCCACACAAAACAAAACACGTTGACGAGTGTACCAAAGCATTGGGTGGTAATAGTGGTAGTTATTCTAGTCGTGATGATAGTACAGGAATGACTAAAACTTTTAATGCACCATACTATCTTGATGTAATTGGAACTTCTTATTGTAGATCAAGAGCAATAGCTTGTACTAAAAATGAGTACACTATGTTTGAACAATGGCGAGTTGCAAAAGCAAATCTAGTATCGAAACACCAAACATGGATTGATACAATTCAAAAACAATGCGATCAATTAAAAATTGGATTGAAAGCATATAGATATCTTTCAGAGGGTATTGAACTTGCTACTGAACTTGGAATACAATTAGATGAAGCAGAGTTAATTAGAACTAACTCAACAGGTCTAACAATCTACAATCCAAGCAATCTTGCAAGTATGATTAAAGGTATGAAAAATAAACAATCAGCTAACACAAGAGAGGCAAAGATATTGGCAAGAAAAAAATATGAAGAAAGTATAAATTAAAGTTTGACAAGGGCTATCCTATAATATAGGATAGTCCTATTAACTAGAAAGGTATAATATGATAAAAGATAAAACATTTAAGATAACATTCTATTCAAACAAAGATCAAAAGCACATAACAAGACGTGGTAAACATGATGACAAGTCAAGATTTTGGGAGTCTAAACTTGGCGAGGCTTTATATACTTATTTTGATTTAGACCAAGAGGGATATAGAACTGCCAAGAAATCTTGGACTGTGAGGTACTAATGACAAATAAACATTTTTGCCAAGGACCAGATTGCCATACTAAAACCACACAAGATAGATTTCTAAAATCTAGAGGCGTGGTTCGTGGAAGATATGCATACTTAGAAATGGATTATCAAAACCATCCAGAAAGCTACTATGATAATAGAAGAAATAAATATTTCTGTAGTCAAAGTTGTGAAAGTAAATGGTTAAATGCTAACATGGAAAACATCGAGCAAGGTCGACCGATTGAGTTTATCAGACACAGACGAGAGAGCCAAGGCTATGCCAAGGTTAAGAACGAAGATCGTTGGGGTGCAAGTTATTCTATTGAGAGGGTTGACAATGGACAGGTTATAGAATAGGATTATCCCATATTAACAAATAGAAAGGTATATATGAATAAAACAATTAAAGCAGAATACTTACCAGGTGGCGCAAAGCGTCAAGAACTATTGAGCCAGGTCCCAGATTATCTGAGAGCGCCAGGTTTCCAAGGTGATAAACATTTATTTTGTTTGGAAGTTCTTAAACTTACTGAAACAGAATACCTGGAAGCTTTGAACAAAGCCACAAACGGTGGAGTAGTGGAGTCAGCATGGAACTAAAACACACTACAACAGAGCCAGAGTTTAAGATCATCAAAGATAACAAAGATGAGCCGGATTTAAAATCGGCTCAAGACTTTGTTGGTGGTTACGTTGAATGTATAACGTTTCCTAACGGTGATGTGTTGATAGTAAATGAGGAAGGCAAGCTAAGGAACTTGCCATTAAATCCAGAAGGGACAGCATTATGGAGAATGACATTTACTAAAGACAAGTACGCATTTGGTTATGATGACTGGGTCAGTGGCCCGGCTATCTTAATTAAACATAAGGCGCTCAAACATTGGGCGTAACCTTTCTTGCCCTGGTAACTCATAGAGGTACCAGGGCCCATCCTAATTTTGATTTTAATTAAATAATTGTTTTTATGTAAAAAATAAAGGGGTCCCAGACTATACCCTTTATGCCGGGTTTCTTACGTTTAAAGCCTCAGAATACTTTTTTACTTTTTAAAAAAATAGTGTAAAAATTTTCTAGAAAAAATTTTACAAATGATAGATAAAGATAAATTAAAGAACTTTGATAAATTACCTGCTGACGTTAGAAGACAATTCTCATTACTAGCTAACCAGTATGGTGAAAAGAAAAAGACTGCTGGCATACAAAATAACTTTATGGATTTTGTAAAACATGTTTGGCCAGATTTTATAGAAGGTTCTCATCATCAAAAGATTGCTAACAAGTTTGATAAACTTGCTCAAGGTAAAATTAAAAGATTGATTATCAATATGCCACCTAGACATACTAAGTCTGAATTTGGTTCTTATCTTTTGCCCGCCTGGATGGTTGGCAGGAATCCTAAACTAAAAATTATTCAATCAACTAACACAACTGAATTATCTGTAAGGTTTGGTCGTAAAGCTAAATCACTTATGGATTCACCAGAATACAAACAAGTTTTTAAAACTAGACTTAACCCTGATTCTCAAGCTGCCGGCAAATGGGAAACAGAACAAGGCGGTGAATATTATGCTGCCGGTGTTGGTTCTGCTATTACAGGACGGGGAGCTGATCTATTGATTATTGATGACCCGCATACTGAACAAGATGCTATGAACAATCAAGCTCTTGATAGAACTTATGAGTGGTATACTTCTGGTCCACGTCAACGTCTTCAACCTGGTGGATCGATTGTTGTTATCATGACAAGATGGAATCAAA